CGAACGAACAAACTGCCCCGGGTCCGATACGCCACTGATCGAAGATGCCCTCAACCACAATCAAAACACCACCCGGGTACTCATCGAAACCGGCCAGTGTATTATTTAGTGGACCATGAGATAAATACTTGGGACTCAGAGAATCAAATATGGCACGGCCCTGATACCCTATGACCGGACCAAACGGCAATGAGATAGGAAATACAATGCGGTTGGCAAAATCCCCCCGAATCCCAAAGAACACCCCTCGGCGATAGACCCCTGCCGACTCAAGTCGCCGGCGTATAATAAACCTCTCGAGTCTTGGAACCTCCCGGGACAACCTCTTAGAGATTGGGGTCAACCCCTCTGGCTGCGGGTAGTTCTCTGACTCCCCCCTCAAGGGCTCAATCCCTTTGGGGGCCTCAGGTTCAAGGACGGCGGCGACCGCGGCCTCAAGAGAGCCTGACGGGGCCAAGTCGGCCTTCCGGGTCGTCCCCCTCGATTGCCAAACCGCCCGAAGCGCCGACCATGAAACGTCAAAGTCCTGAACCAGTATCGCGAACAGGCTCCCACGTAACCCGCACCGCCAACAATTACATCTCCGGCTCTCAACATTTACTCCCAAGTGGTGTTCGTGATCCCCGCAACGGGGACAATCCAAACCGACCCAGTCAGGAGATATATTAGACCCCTCCCCCCATGCTTCTACCCCAAGGGCTCGGAGCTGTTCGAGAAGGAGTTCTTTCTCTTTCTCAATGGTCACGGATATAGTCCACAACCGCTTGAGCAACACTCACCCGCTGCTCCAGCGCTTTTAGGATGACCGGCTCAACCGAGTCGGAGGTAACGAGATCTATAACCAAACACGATTCGGTCTGTCCTGCTCGATAAATTCGTCCGATGGTCTGTTGCCGACCCACCGCTCCTAAGAACCCAATCGAGAAGAACACCAACACAGACGCGTGTTGTAAATTCAAACCCTCCCCGGCGGTTCGAGGATGCATGATCATAACGTCAACAGGACCATCTCGAAACAGTTTTAGTGCTCGGGTCCGCTCATTCATTCCAACCTCGCCCCGCATACTTACTGACCGGAGATTCTCTTTCCGACAAAGTTGTTCGATCATTCTACCCTCTTGAGTGTAAGAATGACAAATGACGACCTTACGTCGTAAGCCGGCTGTCGAGCGCAGAATTTCTCTTAGCTCTAAAATTTTAGAGGTCTTGCCGATTTCAGTAGCGGAACCTGCACGGATCAAAAACCCAGAACAGATTTGAGATAATTTGTTCGCAGTTTTTTCCACTTGGGGGAGGCCCATCGTTTCCAGATCATCGTGAGCTCCCCGCAAAACGGCGTCATAAACCTTCCGAAGTTCCGGGGACAATTCAACGACCCGCTGCTCAACGATCAGGTCCGGCAGGTCCATGCACTCCTCGATTGCGTAGCGCATCGTAGTGGGGGCAATCATTGCCAGTATTTTCTTCTCTGCCCCCCGTTTGGGCTTCCAATCGAACCCGAAGTGGTTGAACAACCCGGCCCGGAATCGCCAGTAAGAGGACCCGAGGGAGGCGCCCCCATCAAGGACCAAATACTGTGCCCACAAACTTAAGATCGAGCCCGTGATGGGAGTACCCGTCATCATGATGACATGCTCCGCCAATTGAGAGAGCAGAGAACAAAAAAGAGTCTGCTGCGTTTGCGGAGAGGCTACATGATGACACTCATCGATAATAACGAGATCAAAATTAGCCCGAACCATGGCCTCTTTGTCCGGGGCCTTCTTCCCCTCAAACGACCTCCCGAACAGAACACGTAGGCCCTCATAATTGATCAGGTAGAAATCGGCGTGGGATTTCAGACGGTCCCGCCGCTGCTTGGCGGAACCTTGTAGCCGGACCGAGGAGCACATGGGGAGATGTTTTACAATCTCATCCTCCCACGTGTTGACCACAGAGTTCGGGCAGACGACCAAGACCCTTTTCGAGCCCCACAACAGGGCCAAATACAACGCCGTCAGCGTCTTTCCTGTGCCCACCGCGTGCCATAGAGCAATGCGTTTCTGCTCGGTGTCTATCGCCCACGCAATGGTAGCCAGCTGGTGAAAATACGGTCGGGTCGGAAACTGCTCAGTGCCCAGAACGTCGGCGAAAGCATACTCTAACTGCTCACGTGACATCTCTTTGTAGTCGTTCGGCATGCTCAGCTCATTCTTCGCGCCCGTCATCGCTCTCCTCCTCCGTTTGGAATTCCGAGGGTAGGCATTCCCACGTGTTGTATTGCCCAATGTCGAGGGCCATCCCGAAAACGATCTCCGCTAATTGAGCAGTGTCTCGGGATGCCATGAGGATCGCCCGGGCCACCCCGAGCTGCTCCTGCTGAATCGATTGGCAAACCCCGAAGGCCATGTCGCAGTTGGCGACCTTGCGGATGTCCTCAGCGAAGTCTCGCAAGGAGAATCGCTCCCGCTCAATCGCCTCCCGCCGTGCCTGAGACGCCGTGATGACCAGCATGTTCCGCTCATCAGCGAGGCGCTTGTGCCAAATGTAAGACTGATTGATTTGATCTCTGGTTGAAAGATGGGGGTCAATCGGAGCTTGAATGTCCGCGTAGTCGTTGATCAGCACATCGGGAACTACCCCCTCAAACCTCTCGAGGTACGCCAGCAAGCTCTCAACGTCCCTCATCGATGCTGACCCCATTGGATATTTGCGGATGATCAGCCGGCCGCCGAACCGACCCACCCGCCGGCGGACATCTCGAATCGCATTGGCGTCATACACAGAGGGGCGTATCTCCAAGCACCGCTCAAATTTCTGGGTCTTTCGACCGTAGCGATAGAACTCAACCTCAGTGGGTTCCCGCTCCTTCACCAGTGACCCAAAAATCCGGTCGTAGCGCATTTCGACGTCGAGCTCAGTCATCTCGTGGGTCACATGGACGACATTCAATCCTCGAGTGACCGCCTTGGCCCCAATGTTGCACAGCGTCCATGATTTTTTGCCTTTGTACTTCCCGAGAATCACCACAAACTTGCCTCGGAACAACCCCCCACCAATCCGGGCATCCATGAGTTTCCAGCCGGTCGTGGTCAAAGGCGTCTGTGCATGGAGTCTCCGAGACATCGGGTCCGGGTCTCGCAAGTAGTCGAGGCCAATCGACTGCTTCTGTATCCCGGAGCGCAGTGCGCGCTCCATCGTCACGTCCGCTTCGGGGTAGTCCCCCCGATCCACAGCCCGAGCCACCTCAATCGCCGCGCGCTCCAATTCAACCGAGCGGATAACATCGTGGATTCGAGACATGACGTAAGACTGATCCGGGGGATGGAGCTTGCTGACCCGATCCGCCACATCAATGGCCACCTCTCGGTCCTCTTCTCCCAAACCGCCGAGGAGCTTCGAGAACTCATCTTGGAAATGCTCCCCGGGGGCGGTGCGGAAGAGCTCATAATACTGGTACACCATCTGCGCCAGGCGTTCGTACACCCGGCTCGGGAAGAAATCCGCTGGGATCATCCCGCTGACGGCGGCACAAAAGTCGGTGTCTGAGATCAACAGATAGAGAACTGAATCGATCAAGTGCTGCGTCACAGGCTCACGCATCAATAGATTCTCGCAAACGTCTGCGGCAGAACCACAGAGAGGAATTTGCGGTTTATGAGATGCGCCGGGTAGATTGGGCCCCTATAATTCTCCTTCAGCGTGTCGATTGCAATGCCGGCGGCGGCGGCCGCCGAAACAGGCATCTTCGCGGTCATCTTCTCAATCGCCGCCGCGGCCGTTCGGAAGTTGTCCACATCCGCTTGCGTAAGCCGGGCCTTTGGAGTCTTGAGGATCCGTGTACAATAGAGATCAGCGAGGATTTTCGCAGGCTCCCCCACAAGAAAATAATCGCGAACCGCCCCGGCGTCTTTGACAAACCATAGATTCCCGCCATTCCGATGAACCGTCATCACCTTCCGCAAAAACCCCCACAGGTCTTTGTAGCAGACCGTCCGGCCATCAAACACATTGTCCCCCGAATCACAGACTGCTCCATACGCCCGTATGAGGTCCGAAAGGCGTTCCTCGCCCAATGCCTTGACCGACCGCGCCAAGAGGGCCCTGTTGCCCTTATTCAGCGATCCCGCGGACGTCAGGTTCCGGCCCCGGAAAGCATCCACCCGGGTAGCCTCAGCCGCGATCACCTTGTCCCACAGAGACAGCGTCCGAGCTTCATATTGATTCAAATTGAATGCCCCATCCGCACAGAGCTTCCGCTCTTCCTCATCCGGGGAGATGATCAACGTTGCCCGTCCTTCCCAAGCGTCGCCGGCGGCTAACGCTCTCTGAGCAGCGACTGGAAGATGATATTCTATTCTCATAGCAGGTCCTCCCTCTACTTTAGATATAGGATTGATCTCATGCCTTTTTACCTCGACCCCCAAAAAAGTTTCTGGCAGCGGAGAAATTACCCCGAATGTCCCCTTGTCCCTTCCCCCTACCCCCCTTTTCCCCTTCCCCCCCTTATACCCCCCTATCTACCTTTTCCCCGTACCCCTATCCCAAACCCCACTTAAAACAAACTACAGTTCTCTAAAGAGAACCTCCGTTCGTTTTCTAGTTAGTTCTTCTAAGGGGCACTGCTCACCAAAGATAGGTCATTTTTCTGACTAAAAGAATTATTTTGGGTGCTGTGGTAAAAAGGCATGAGATCAATCCTATATCTAAAGTAGAGGGCAGATAGCACTTGTCCCTGTGACCCGGAGGAACCGAATGAAAGTCAACAGCATTTTCTTCTCATACGATGGGGAACCCAATGGTTTTGCCGGCCCGGGGCAGCCGTCGGTGTTCGTCCGGCTGCAAGGATGCTCCGCCAATTGCACCTACTGTGATTCTCCCGGGGCCCGCGATCCAAACGGGGGCATGGAGCTGTCTGTTGATCAAATCGTTGTACGGTGCGAATCATTCATTCCGTCGATTGTCCTCCCTGTGCGGGGGAAAGTGACAATCACGGGTGGGGAACCAATGGAGCAAGACGCCTTGGGGGCCCTGATTTACAAACTCCGGGGAAGCGGATTCGAGGTGAGTATTGAAACAAACGGGAAATATCCTCTCCCCCCATACCAGTGGGTACGGGAAGACCTACGCGTGCGGTTTGTTGTTGATCTCAAAGCCCCTTCGAGTGGGGAGCATCCCGGCAGTCAATTCTTCATGTGGTACGGTTTGCGCTCCATCGATGTGGTCAAAGTGGTTGTTGCCGACATGACCGATTTCTCATTCGCCCTCAAGGCCCTATCAAAAAATCTCCGGGTGACGCAGTACGTCCCCAAGTTTGTCATCTCACCAGTCAACGGAATCGATGCGCTTTGGATTGCAGACGCCCTACAGTCCTTGCACAAACATCCCAACATTTTTGGCTTGGCGTATCGCCCCGGCACTATTGAGCACGTCACGCTTGGTTTCCAAGCGCACAAAATCGCAGGACCATGGGAGGATCCAGAATGAGAACGACAATGGAACACCCGGAAGACAGCACGATCAAGGCATTGGTGCTCTTGTCCGGTGGGCAGGATTCCGCAACAGCGGCCATGTTGGCGGTGGACGCCTTGGGGAAAGAAAATGTTGAGGCCCTCAGTCTGCATTACGGACAGATGCATTCGAGGGAACTCGGCTGTGCGGTGGCGGTGGCGAGTGCCCTCGGCATCACGCACCAAATCCAACACATCGGTGGGGAGGCCATCGGGAATCTGCTTGAGTCCTCCCTCCTTGCCAACCAAATCCTCAAGGATGTGGAAAACCCGGGTGAGGATTTTCGGGACTTCACGAAACCGGAGATCCCGACGACGTTCGTTCCGGGAAGAAATCTCCTGTTCATCACGTATGCTGCCGGCTATATGTGGGGGCAGAAAGACCGGCGGCTTCTTGTCATGGGGGTCAGCGAGACAGACTTCTCCGGTTACCCCGATTGCCGCGAAGACTCATTGGCCGCCATGGAAAAGGCGATCAATCTCGGTCTGGATTTCCCGGGCTTCGAGATTTGGGCCCCGTTCCTCCACGTCACCAAATGCGACGAGGTTTGGGTGGCCGAGTCGCTTGGGGGAATGAGCCTACTGGCCGAGACGCACACCTGCTATCGCGGGGACAACCCCCCGTGCGGAGAATGTGATGCGTGCAAGCTCCGGGCCAAGGGATTCTTCGAGGCGGGGCGCGCCGATCCGCTTCTCAGCTTCCCCCGCTGATATGTACCACGCAGAAAGAAATGGAGATTGATTCATGAGTTACACAAGAAACCTTGTCACGTCCCGTCTGAAAGAACCATCCGAGGTCGCCGTCGGTGCCGCGGAAGCACTGCTCCGAGAAATGCTCCCGGCGCATTTTCTCCCCCTCGATCAGCATCTCATCGACACCCCGGTTCGGGTGGCCCGGTGGTTGGAGTTCGCCACTGCCGGTTACGCGGCCAGTGTCGAAGAAGTCCTCTCCACGTCATTCAAGGCGCCCGATGCCTACGATGCAATGGTCATTGTGAAGGACATCCCGTTCTCTTCCCTTTGTGCCCACCATCTCCTCCCGTTTATCGGGACCGCCAAGATCGCGTATGTCCCAAAAGGGCGATTGATCGGGCTCTCGAAACTGGCGCGACTCGTTGACGTTTTTGCCCGCCGCTTGCAAATTCAGGAAACGCTCACGAACGACATCGCGAGAGCTCTTTTCTCTTCAAAGCTGCTTCCCCAAGGGGTGGCGGTTCAATTGGAAGCGGAGCATCTTTGCATGACGGTCCGCGGGGTCCAGAAACCCGGATCGAAAACCGTCACGACCGCGTTGCGTGGGGTTTTCCTTGACGTGCCCGCCACCCGTCAGGAGTTCCTCACCTCATGACTCAACTATGGCTGGTCTTCGACAAAAACACGTTCTGCTCTGAGGATGATCGAGTCGGTCTTGATGACCGCATCGAACATTATCTCACGTCTTTAGCAGCGATCAAGTACCCCGAGGACTGGCCATATTTTTTGGGGCTCCGCGAGAAGAGCCCCTTTCGGATGTTCCTCGACTCCGGGGCGTTTGCGGTCTGGTCAAAAGGCAAGGAGATCTCCATTCACTGGCTGGTGGAGGTCTACCGTCAAGTCATTGACCAAGTGGATCATGTTGTGGGGTTGGATCGCATCCCCGGGTCGAGGGGCAGAACCCTCACCCATGCTGACTTGGCGGAGGCGGCTGAGATCTCATGGGACGCCTACAGTCAAATGCTCACCGCCGGCCTTCCGATTGAGAAGCTGGTACCCACCGTCCATCATGGGGAGCCGATGGAATACCTTGAGCGTTATTTGAGCTCTGGGGCTCCCCTCATCGCTTTGAGCCCCCGCAAGGACGTTGGTATCGATTCCCGGATTGACTGGCTTAGGCGATGCCTCCCGGTGGCTACTGACTCAAATTTCGCCCCCCGGGCCCGCTTCCATTGTTTCGGGGATTCCAACCCTCGAGTGATCCGGGCCTTTCCGTGGCACTCATGCGATTCGTCGAGCTATATCCGGTCTGCCGGCTATGGGATGATCATGGTCCCCCGAGGGGATGCCTTCCGCTCGGTGAAGGTGTCTGACCGAGAGCCAAAAGGGAATGGTGGGACGTCCCCGGTCTTCGCGGCGATGAGTCGTCAGGAGCAAGAGCATATTCGGGAAGTAACCCAGCAATACGGGTACACCATCGAAGAGCTGGCTGAGCGGCGGATTGCCCGGATCCATTTTAATGCTCTGGTTTCCGTAGAGACGGTCAACAAATGGAGCTTCAAACCTCCAACCGACCAACCCTTTTTCTAAGGAGCATTTCCGACAATGTTTTGTCCCTCCTGTAATGTTCACATGCTTATGGACGACCAAACGATTATGAAGACCCGGATTCGCCGGAAGTGGCGGTGCCCGAAGTGTGAGGCTCGATATGGAACGATGCAGCTCAAACGTATTCGCCGGGGGCTGACACCACCGAAAGAGTTTCGTGAGATGCAATAGGACCCTCAAATCGAAAGGAGAAAATCATGAGCGACGTAGAAGCGGCAAGGAACACAACCCAAGTGGGTGCGAGGGTTTCGGAATTGAGCCAAATCTGCCAAGAACTGGAAGAGATCGTCGGACTGTTCGAGGAGCGATTGGTAGAAGTGCTTCGCGAACGTGAACCAGAAGCATCCACAAATTCAAAAGCAGAGGACCAACCGGTGCAACTGGCTCAGTCGTTGCAGGCAAAAATCAGGAGCTTTTTGACATCCAATAGCAGGCTCAAGAGTATCTTGGATCGGCTCGAACTGTAAGCAGTTTGCTGGCGGTAGCGCAAATGGAATAGCGCGCCTCGGAGATGCCGGTTCGAGTCCGGCCCGCCAGCAATTCAAGAAGGGAGTCTATATTGCGGTCACGAACAGTCAAAATCACTCATGCCAGCGGACGCATCGAGTATGAGCCGCAGCACAAAGTGTTGTTTTGGTGGTTTATTTGGTTTGCTCCACACCTGGGACTCGAAGCGGCGTGGCGGTTTGACTCTTTAGCATCCGCACAGCGATTCATCGCGGGTAGAGGACCAAGTAAGAGGGAGATCGTGCAGTAGGAGGTTTGCTAGCGGCGGCGTGGCGGGACACGCGACGGCCAGCAATTCAAACGAAAGGACAAAATGATGAATGAACAAGAAAAGATTAACGATTCTTTCCCTGCCGCATTAGAACTGGCGGCGACCGCATGGTGCGCCAAGAGCACTCAGCATCTCGTTATGGACCCCACCTTGGCGGTGGAGTTTGCACGAATCTTGGCTCCCCTCATGACCACGCCGGCCGTCGAGGACACGCCCATTGAGGACGGTTACGACCCCGAGCCCATGAAGTGCAAATGCCACGACTGGACAAGGACAAAGGGTTTTATGACCAAGCATCATCCTAATTGCCAATACTACGACCCCGAGGGTGACGCGCGGGAAATCATCATGTCCCTGCTGCGAATCATCGAGGGCATGGCCGCTGACACTGACGGCATTCCAGAGGAGGGACTGCGGGCTTACTCCAACGCCCGTATCGCCTGTGGTTTTCTGCCGATCGACGTTGACGGCAACGAACTGTTTGAGTTCGTGGCGCTGGCCGCCAAGCCGCCCGAAGAGACCATGTCCGGGCTTATCTTGGAGGAAGCACCCGAGGACGAGGACGAGCACCCGCCGATCCCTGAGTTCTCGGCGAGGTTTCGGATGCTTGGCTTAGTGGGCTGGTGCGTATGGGTCGGCAAAGGCCTGGCAAAAGAAACATTCCTCGGAATCGGATGGGAGCGGTTCAATCCCCGGGCACTCTCGCACGCCTGCATCGCTGAGCATGAGTATTGGCAGGAATCGAGCAGAATCGGAGTGCTTGGCGACGGATACCAACACGCTATCTTCTGTGCAAGCCAGTGGCACAAGCACGCTGAGGGGGAGACCGATGCACTACCAAACCCGAGTTCGTAAACTGAACCAATCCAAAGGGGCCCCCCTACTCGAAAGAGCTCGGCGAGCGGAGCAAGAGAGCAGGGAGTTGCGGCAGAGCCTTTCCAAGAGTCAGAAAACTCTTGAGGACTTTCGTGCCAGCGGCCTCGAGGCTTTGCGGCAGTCGGTACGCGCAACAACCGACCCCGCAATGGGGGGAATCCAAAGGGTGTTGCTGTGCAAAATCGAGATAACTTACGCCGCGATCAAACACCTGTCTTTGAGCATCGGGGCGAAGCACCGGATTCTCGACGAAGTAATTAAAGAAGCCTCTCGCGTTCTGGACAGTTTCGGAATCATATAAATAGAGGAAAAAAACCATGTTGGTTAAATGCCGCGAATGCCACAAGGTCGTGAGCAATAAAGCTTGGGATTGTCCCCATTGTGGAGCGGAAAGCGAGGCCGACGGTGGCACACCGATTTGACCGCCCTTGGCATATCAGCAGTGCGCTGGGTTCTCGGGCATTTTTTCGCCCGCCGTCACTGCGCATCCGACTGGTGTTGTTCGCCCGAGGCTGGCGACCGTATCACCTATACGGCCGCAACGGTCTGTGGCACAAACCGAGCGCGGAAACACGACAGAACAGCGATAATCTACAGAACAGAGATAATCTTTGGATGCTGTTGGTTGTACAGTGGGTGATCTTGATTGCGCTTGTGGGATCAGCGTTGAGGTTCTTCTATTGTGTAGGTGCTATGGCATTAAATCTTACTTTCCACAGCCATATCTAATCTTAGAGAGGAAGATCATGTTAATAGAATGCCAAGAATGCAAAGAGAAAATAAGCTCCGAGTCACTGGAGTGTCCTTATTGTGGGGCGCGCAAACCGGCGAGCGCGGGCGTTTATTGGGCGCTGAGTATTGGTTGGGGTGCCATACTTGTTGCATTTGTGGTAGCGGTGCTTCTCACATAGATTTTTAAGTGCCAATTTTGAAAGAGAAAGCTCTTCGCAATGCAGCAATTCTTTCTCCCCGGTTCCCCCGGTTCATTCCTTCGTGACGACGCGGTCCTGATCACGGATCAGCGCTTTCGGTTTTATCTCCTCTCCCTCGCATATCTATCGTGGCCGAAGGGCTGGGCCCAAGTTGAGAAGATGCTCGCGGCTGGAGAAGTCAATCTCATGCTTGACTCAGGAGCCTTTACCGCATGGACCAGAGGCAAAGAACTTTCCCTCTCCCATCTCGTGGACGTCTACCGGCAAGTCATTGATCAAGTCACCCATGTCGTGGCTTTGGATCGATTGCCCGGGCGGTGTGGGGAGCTGCCCAATGCCCAAGGTTTCGTCGATGCCGGCGAATTCTCATATCAGAACTATATGCGGATGCTCGAGGCTGGGCTCCCCCTCAGCAAATTGGTCCCGACCTTCCATCATGGCGAGCCCCTCGAGTTCCTTGACCGATTGATCGAGACAGGAGCCCCTCTGGTGGCGCTCAGTAGCCGCAAGGACTTAGACCAAGACTCCCGGGTCGCGTGGTTCCACCGCTGTTCAGAGATCGCAATGGTCGATGGAAAGGCCCGCGCCCATTTCCACGCCTTCGGTCTATCGATTGGGCCGATCCTCGAAGTCTTCCCGTGGTTCTCCTGTGACTGTACCAGCTACATCCGTTTGGGAGTGTTCGGGCGGATCATGTTCGAGAACGCGAAGGGTCAACTTCGCTACCCGTATATCTCGAATGAGGGGGCCGCATTGCAGCGGTTCGGTTCTCATCTTGACTGCCTTTCAAAACGAGATCAAAAATACGTCCGGGAGTATATCGAGGCTCGAGGCTTCGAGCTGGAAGACATTCGGAAATCCGCAGCAATCCGAACTCATTTTAATGCGTTGGTTTGTCAGGAGTTTGTCTTGAAGAGTTCATTCAATGGCGTCGTGGCGCCAGCATTCTTTTAGCAAGGAGAGAAACGTATGAAAGCAGAGACACTCAAGAAAATCATGACCGATCTCCGGCCCGTGATTGCCAAATCGTCCATCGTTGAAACACTGAATGCGGTGGGCATCGATCAGGGAACCGTCTTCGCGACCAATGGCTACCTGTCAGTCGTTGTCGAGACACAGGTGCCCGAGTTGACCGGGCCGGCGGTCGTGGACGGAGAAGCGTTGTATGCCTTCGCCAATTCTCTGACCGGGGACATCGAGGTCGAATTTCACCCGGACCGGCTGACCATCATAGCCAACAAGGGAGCCACAAAAGCGGAGTTCAATCGGTTGTCGATGATCGAGATTCCGAAGCCCCCGGCGAAACTCAAATGGAAGAAGATCAAAGACCGCGCGAAGTTTTGTGCCGTCCTCCAACATGCCGCAGGTTTCGCCACCCGCTCGAAAGCCGCCGGCCCCATTGCGGGGGTGCGGATCGAACCGGAAGCGATTGAGGCAACGAACCGTTTCCGTATCTACTGGCGAGCGAATAAGCTCCTCAAAGTGGACGCCCCGTTCGTTCTGCCGACTGACACAATCCGGTATCTGCTCAAGATCGTTGAAGGCGACCTCGAGATCGCGGTGTCCGACGGGATTTTCGCCGCGCGGTATGAGCGGGAAGGACACAAGTACACGCTCCTCTCCTCTACCCTCGACGGGGATTACCCGAACCTCAAACAGACGGTGGACAAATGCACCAGTCAGGCCACGTCGGCCATCCCGATGGTCGAAGGGACCGCGGCGGTACTGACCCGACACGCGCAGCATCAGGCCACTATCGATGATGTTCGTGACCGTCAAACAGAGATCGACATTGAGGGAAAGAAGATGTCTTTCGCCTCCCGCACAGACCGCTCTCGGATCAGTGACACAACGGAGCTGCCCAAAACCGTCAAGCACACCGTCTTCAAAATCAACCCGGAGATGATGTCTGACCTGGCGGTGAAGGCCATCGAGGTCGCTGAGAATGGCGCGTTCGTTCTCATCCGTGATGAAAACGAGGGCGTGATTGTTCTCATCTCATGCCGCGGCACGAACGACGACAAAAAGAAAGAAGTGGAGCCGAAAAAAGATGCCTGAGGAAATCCCCGGATTCTTCTCTGCGGATGAGTTTCGACCGCCGGTGAAGAAACACAAAAAGGCTACAAAGAAGTCCTTGGCCCACGATGCTTCCAGTCTGGCCGATGGATCATGTGAGCAGTGTGCCTTGCGAGATGGGTGCAAGTCGCCCAAAATGGAACCGTTTGGCGACGGAAACATGCGGATTCTCATTGTGGCCGAAGCCCCCGGGGAAATGGAAGACGAAAGGAATTGCCCATTAGTCGGGAAGTCCGGGCAATTCCTTTCCGAAGCCATGCAAATTGTCGGGTTGGGCATGGATGCGGATTGTGTTCGGACCAATGTGGTTCAGTGCCGGCCCCCGGATAATCGTGATCCAAGTCCACAGGAGATCGCGAACTGCCGGCCCCGGCTACGCGAACAGATTCGGGACATCAAACCGGATTTGATTCTCTGTCTCGGCGATTTCGCCTTCCGGGCCATCCTTCATCCCCCAACCCGGGTGACTGTCTCAAACGCCAATGGGCAGGTGTTCCCCTGCGAGGAATGGGGGTGTTATGTCGGGGTAGTCCTTCATCCGAGCGGGGCGATGCGGGTCGGATTCAAAGAACCCCAATATGCCACCTTCCTGCATCAAGTGATGATGGAGTTCTCAAAGCGACCCCCGATTGAAAAGGCGCTCCTGCCAGAGATCGAGATCATCGCTCCCGAGACGCCACGAGACTTCGACGATGCTATCGATGACCTGGCGCAAGCGGAGGAGATCAATGTTGACTTCGAGACAAATCAACTCTCCCCGTTTGGCAAAAGTGCCCGCATCATCTGCGCTTCATTCTCTACGCCAACCGGTCGGACGTACTTCTTTGACTCGAAGCTCCCATCCTTCAAAGCGGCCGCAGTGTCGGTACTGACCAACAACGTCCCGAAGAGCTGTCAGAATGCTAACTTCGAGCGGGGATGGGCAACCCAACAACTCGGGATAGAAATCTCGGGGGGCGTGTATTGCACCATGGTCGCGGCTCATATCCTTGACGAACGCCGGGAGCGAACCAGTCTTGACTATCAGACGTTTCTTCACTTCGGGCGTTCGCACAAGGGGATGGTGGATCGAGCAAACATCGAGGGGACCGATCACAAAACCCTCATGACCTACAATGCTCTGGATGCCCACACAGCGTGCCAGCTCCATCAACGCCAATGGGCAGTTGCCGATGCCGGGGAGAAAGAAGCGATTGAGTTTTTCAATCGGTGCCTTCCAGCGCTCCATCGAATGCGGATGCGGGGGGTGAAGATTGATCGGGAGAAAGGCATCCGTCTCCAAAAAGACTTTGAGCGCGAAATTGAGCAAACACAATTCAATATCCGGGACCATAAATTGGTGCGGTCGTACCTACGCAAGAAACCTGACTGGAACCCCGGATCCTCTGCCCAACTCAGCAAGTTTCTCTTTCAAGAGCTTGGCATCACCCCGATCAATGGGAACTCAGTAAACCGGGCCGTTATCGAAGCACTCGCAGCCCGGGAAGGTGGGGAAGTTGCTGAGCTCCTCAATATGATCGAGGAGAACAAGCGCACCAACAAACTGGTTGGGACATACATAAAACCGTTTCTTGAGCATAGTGCCGACGATGGTTTCATTCATCCGGGATTTTTGTTGCATATCCCCGTCACGTATCGGTCAAGTTCCGAGGATCCCAATTTCCAGAACGTGCCAAAGAGGGATGAGAAGCAAGCCGTTGTGCGGTCTCTTCTAATCCCACGACACGACCTGTTGGGGGAAAGTGATTACGCGGCCGCCGAGGTTCGGGTTCTCGCCATGTATTCGGAAGACTCAACCCTGACCGATTATATCATCAATGACTATGACATGCATCGGGAGTGGGCCGCCCGGATTTGGGAGATTCCCAAAGAGGAGGTCACGAAGGAACAGCGGAGTCGAGCAAAGAATTCGTGGGTTTTCCCCCTGTTCTACGGTAGTTATTACCGCTCAGTTGCCAAGAGTTTTGCCGACTTGGGCAAGCCGGAGCGGTTCTTCCAACAGTTAGAGAAGGAGTTCCGGCACACGTTCCGTGGGGTGATGGATTGGCAAGACGAAATGCTCGACCGGTATGAGGGGACGTTTGAAGTGGACTGCTTCCTCGGGTTTCGCCGGCGGGGTCCGATCTCCCGGAATCAAGTCATCAATTCTCCGGTGCAAGGCACCAGCTTCCACCTACTCCTCGATGCCGCGGCACGAATCGATGAAGAGCTCATGGCGCGTGGGATGCAGTCAATGGTGATCGGGCAGATTCACGACTCTATCGAGTTCGATATTGCCAAAGACGAGCTCGGTGATGTGTGTGACATCGCCCAAACCATGATGGAGACCAAGCGGTTTGACTTTGAAGGGCGCGTGCCGATGGTGGCCGAAATTGAACTCGGAGATAACTGGTTACACATGGAGGCCGTGAAATGAAATGTAAACCGGTTGCACATGAGACATCATTTGTTGGTGGGGTACTACGATGCTCCTGTGGCTGGAGCACCAAGAGAATCTTTTACTCCGCTGGATCGATGGAAAGAGCCGCCGAAGCACACAAAGCAGAAAACATCCGCAACAAAAAGGAGAAATTGTGATGGCACTTTACAACAAAATCCGCCCGGGTTCCTTGGACGAGATGATTGGCAACCGATCAGCGGTCGCCGCGTTGTCCGCTTTGTTTGGCGACATTGAGAACGCCCCACATGCATATCTGCTCTATGGGCCCTCGGGGACGGGAAAGACGACCCTGGCCCGAATCATGGCTGACGCTTTCGGGGCGAACGCAATGGCCTTCACTGAGGTCAACGCTGCCGATTCTCGTGGCATCGACACGGTGCGGTCGTTGGTCGAACGGTCCGCCATGATACCGTTCGACGCCCGGGCCCGGGTGATCCTCCTCGATGAATGCCACATGCTCACCCCACAGGCTCAGAACGCGCTCCTCAAAGCCCTTGAGGATAGTCCCCGACATTGCTATTGGATTCTGTGCACGACGGAAGTGTCCGGGGTGATCAAGACCATTCAGACTCGGTGCGTCGCTTTGCAAACGTCTCTGCTCAGAACCAAGGAGCTCCGGATACTGCTGGATTTGGCAGCCAGCAATGTCCTCGACGGCCCCATCGAAGAAGAGTTGGCGGCGGCTATCATCGAGTCCTCGGGCGGGAGCCCCCGACGGGCGCTGGTGATCTTCGAGAAGGTCGCTTTCATCGACGATTTGCAGGAAGCCATCGAGTCGGCAAAGTCTGAGACACAAGACGGGATCACGAAGAGCGCCTTGGATTTGGCCAAGCTCGTGTCCTTGAGCAACGATTCACTTGATCCGGAGAAAAAATGGGCCCGGGCGCAAAAGATTCTGCTGGCCCTCGAAGATGAACCGGAAAAGGTTCGGATGACGGTCTTGTCAATCATGGGCTACAAAATCCTCGAGGCCGACGCTAAAAAGGCCCAAGAACTCGCGGAAAAGATCGTTTTGTTCTCGACCCCGATTTTCGTTCCAACCCCCAAAGCCGCCATTGCTGTTCTCAGTGGGGTGGTGCGCAGATCGATTTTCTAAAATACCAAAAGGCCAAAAGGCCCATCTCATTCCTATATCTATAGTAGAGGGGCCAGGCGAAAGGAAAAGCATATGTCCAGAACAGATGCGATCAAAGATGAAAAACGGAAGGCGAAACAGGAGCGGAGAGGTAACAGCTTCCTTGATTTCGACCTACTCGAAGCTATGGGCATCACGCAATGGATTCCCGAGGAAGGAGACAATTTCTGCGCGATCATCCCCCCGAAGGATGAGAACATCTATTTCGGGCAACGGGTTTACATCCATCACGGCATCGGGGCCAAGGGCTCTCATTACCTTTGCCTCGCCCAGCACCAAAACAAGGCGTGCCCGGTCTGTTCCGAGCGCGAACGACTCCGCCGTCTTGGAGAGGTTGACGAAAAGCTGCTCCGAGACCTGACTCCGCACCCCCGCTATTTGTTTCTCGTGGTCGTCACAAACTCCCCCAAGACCATCGCGGAAGGGCTGCGCATTTGGGAAGCGGCCAGCTCGATCAACGACGAGATCATGAGCCTGAGCGAGAACCCCCGCACCCACGAGCTCATCGACATTTCGGATTTCGAGGAAGGCTCCGACCTGTTCTTCCGCCGGGAAGGCAAGATGCTCAAGACCCGGTATAAGAGCTTCAAAATCGAGGATCGAACCGAACTCGACGACGAAATCCGAGATCTCATCGACGACCTGTACGAACAAAAGGTGTGGATGCCGGAGTTCTTGGTCTTCCATGACGCCGAAACGATCCAAGAGGATCTTGACGGGGCCCCCCCGGCATCCAAACAGGATTCGCGTGCCGGCAGTCGACGGGGACGGGGCAAGTCAACCGATGACGAAGAGGAAGACGATGAGGGCGATGAGGATGAGGCCCCACGGCGCTCCGCGCGTTCCTCCCGGGCCGGGAGAGGCGCAGCGGCTGATCGGGTCAGGGACCGGGTCCGCCAGTCAAAACAGGAAACAGAGAGCGAAGACGAAGAAGAAGCCCCCAAACGGAAATCGAGAGGGAGAGGTCGAGGCGCCCCAGCGATGGCTCCCGCCGACGAGGATCTTTCCCGAGACGATGGACCTGACGAAGAAGACGACATCGCTATGGACATCGGGAAAAAGGCTGCTTCCAAAGAAGAGGATTTTCCCCCGGATGAAGAAGAAGCCAAGGCCAAGGCGCCCCGGGAACGAAAGAGCCGCAGAAAAACACGGTGACAAAATCCAATCCAGCAACGACCAAGGAGATCAAAATGAACCCCGAACAAGAGCAATCACCCCTCGATGCAGCCCTCGAAGCATTCGATTACTCCATCGATGTTTCGAGGCTCCAATTCGAGTGTTCGCGGCAAGCGTCTGTGTTCCATGACGCCGCGTTGGAGCTGAACCATCTCACGGCCGACCTGAAGTGCCTGAAGATCGAGTTTGATCGGTGCAAAGCGGAGCTGTCCCTGAATGTCCGGTCGAACCCAGAAGCGTTTGGTATCTCAAAAGTCACCGAGTCGACTATCGATGCGGTGATCACGGGCGACGAAAAAGTTCAGGGCGCCCAAAACGAAATGATGGCGGTCGAACGCCGGATCGCAATGTATCAAGCACATCGAGATGCGCTGTACCAAAGAGCCTCTTTGCTCAAGGCGGAAGTGGAGCTCTTCATCGGCTCATATTTCCAACCTGACATCGACTCAGTGGGGAACAAAGGCCGGGCTCTTGCAGAGAAGGGTATCGCAAAGGCGCGGCAGGAAAAAGCGGCATCTCGCAAAACCAAGAAAGGAGGCGGAGAGGAAGATGATGCCAATGACACTGGTGCTCTTTCTACTCCTCACGAGCCCAGCCCGAGCGCTTGAAGTACCTCGCGTGTTGCGGCTACCTATCAACAATCCGACCATTCGGCTCGGATTCCACCCGGAGCCTGTTTTGGTTCCGATCTCCTTGACGGAAGGAGCAGAGATATGAAAAAGTTTGCCCTGTTGCTGGTGGTCGTGATCATCGCGGCGATTGCCAGTGCCACCACATGGCCGTTGCTGGTGCATTACGAAGTGTGGCGGGCTGACTGCCCCACGTCTGAGTACCCCACGGCCTTTTCTCCGATGGTGAAAGTCGGAGAAGTCAGTGGGGAAGCCTTCCTCGATGAAGGCTTGGCGTCTGACGGAGTGTCCGTGTACCGCATTCGAGCGGTTGACACCGTAGGCAATTTGTCAGACTTCTCCTCAGCAACTCTTTGTATGGTCAAGCAACGTCTTCCCCATGCACCGGACATCGTGGTCATGCTGACCGAAACTGGTGCGGTCTCCATTATGATCTCAGGATACACGACCCCTGACTTCGACCCCAACACGATTGTGCCGCTAACTGAGTGAGCCCGGAGTCAGCCTAAATAAACCGTGTAGGTTACCCCATGTTGACAAATGAGGATTGATCATGGCGAAGAAACAAACTGCTTCACTTGGGAAACGCACAGGCGAAGAAAAACCGATCAGCGGGTTCCTTTCGACGGGTTGCACCATTTTGGATTTGGCCCTCGCTGATCAGTGGCCCGGGGGTTTCCCCCAAGGTCGTATCTCCCACGTGTACGGGTTGGAATCTACCGCCAAGACTGTCCTTATGACCGAGCCGCTGGGGGCCGCTCAGCGCCTCGGCGGCAAAGCAATTTATGCCGATGCCGAAGGCACGTGCTCCTTCGAGCGGCTCGGTCTCTTCGGGGTAACATGTCCCAGCGATCCAATGGTGGAGCAAGCCGATTGGCGCTACGTCGTCCCGGATAGCATCGAGCAGTTGTTTGACGGAATCATGAAGGACGAGATCTCAAAAGTGGACCCCAAAGTCCCGAACGCAATCGGCATTGATTCTCTGTCTGCTATTGCCGCAGCCACCGAGCACAAAGATAAACTCAGCGACGGAACCTATGGAACGATGCGGGCGAAGCAATTGTCAACCGCCTTCCGTAAATACGTGGCTTCTCTATCACACGCAAACATCGCTACCATCTTCGTTGATCAAAGTAGAGAAGTGATCTCCCCCTTCGCATTCGGCCCGAAAGAGCGGGTTAGCGGGGGGCTGGCCTTGAAATTCTACGCCTCAGTGCGTGTACACATGAAGCTCGAAGGAAAGATCAAGGACGCCCATGACAACGTGATTGGGGTCCGGTTTGGTTTTGAGGTGGTCAAAAACAAGATCGCCGCCCCCTTCCGATCCGGTTCTTTGCAGCTCCTTTTCGATTATGGGGTCGACGATGTGGCGACCTCACTGGAGTGGCTAAAGGAAAAGCGGGGCACTGAGGACGTGACCCTGTACTGCCCTGACTGCTCCCACGAGTACAACGTCAACCGGGGAGTCAAGACTTCGGGGAAGCAATGCCCCAAGTGCGGCGGTCGTATGAAACGCAAGCGCGCCGGCGGCTCATTTGAGGTGTTTGGCGAATCGTTTCGATCATTGCAAGACGCCATCGATTTTGTCGAGGAAGAGGCTCGAGAAGAGGAACTCATTCAAGAGGTGGTCCGTGTTTGGAAAGAAGAGCATCCGCCGATGGATCGGCCCGCGAGGAGACGCCTGATATGAACGACATGGCTGAGCACATTGTCATGAATAAATTAGTTTGTGGCTGTGATATCTCCCCCACACATGCCGGGTTTGTCTTGATCGATATGGAAGGTCGGCTGCTGGGGTATCGGATCGCTACCCCAAAGAAGTCTGAGGCACTCCCCATCGGAACACACAATTTTGAGCACATCATTCATGCCCGATTAGCAAAATTCGCAAAGGGCCCTGCGGAAGAGAAAGAAGTTCGGGAAGCCCAGAGATTGAATTTGTGGGCGTGGGTCGCGAAACAACTTCCAAATGAGATGCGAGACTGCGTTGCGTATGCAATCGAAGACTACGCCGCCGGGTTTGCGGGCACCGGCTTTGCCACCGCGGAAGTGGTTGGCGTCATCAAACAATCTCTGCTCTTCAATAGCAGCGCCGTAATCCGCACGTATGCCCCGACGACCATCAAGAAATGGGCGGTGCGGGGAGCAGCGACGAAACGCGAAATGGTCAATGCGTTTGAAGAGGCGGCCTCATTTTTCATTCCCAAGGCCCTGCTGAGAGAAACCAAGAACGACCTGGCGGGCGTCGGCACGGATATTGCCGATGCGTATTTTTTGGCCGACATGATGAGATGCGAGGCCTTGATTCGCGTCGGGGAAATGTCTCTGGAGTCCTTGGGCTCTCGGAAGGTAGAATGCCTCATGACTGCCGGGAAGCACCGCCCCAATGCCCTCGGAAGGCCCTTCATCACGCTATGATCGAGCTCATCGCAATCGTCTGCCCGAAATGTGACGCACTGCATTTAATCACGACGCGCAGTGAGCTCAGTAAGCTCTGCCCCCAATGCGGGGGCCCCCTCTCGTTTGACAAAGATTCGGTCGTTTATAAAGCTCATGCCGCGGCGGCCAAAGCCGGGACGGGCTTGGCGCAGAGTTTGGCCTATCGACAAGCGCAAATGGAGGGGTGAAGATTTTCCTTGACTTTCTTCAATCCCCCCTGTATTGAAGAGATACCATCCGGAAGAAAGGAGCAAAATACCGATGGCAAAGAAAACGCAAGACGCGGTACTGAAGGCAATCGAAGCTAGCGGCAGTGGCGCCACGCTTCGGAAAATCATGGAGGCTACCGGAGCAACTCGGACGTCGTGCCAAGAGGTGCTCAAAACCCTCGTGGCAACGGGGGAGATCGAGAAGTCCGGCCCCCCCCGGGGGCCCCACCACTTCAGTCTCCCCGGGACCGCCAAACCCAAGAAGCCGGCCAAAAAGGCCAAGGCCAATGAGAAAAGCACGGAACCTGTGAAGCCCCCGAGGGAAGGCTTCATTCATGGGAAATTCGCCCGGCTATCGAAAGAAGATCGCCAAGCTCTCCGCGACATGGCCCTGAAGATCATCACCGACACGCCTGGCCTCGCCCCCGGTGAGGTTTACTACACCATCATCAACGACCCCGCGTGCCCCCAAAAACTGCACCAGCGGGATCACCACAATCAATTCATGACCATCTACTCGTGCATTCGACAGCTCTACAAAAAGGGGCTCGTCAAGGTCGAGACCGGGAAGGGCATGCAGAACAAGACCTGCATGTTGTGGTACCCCGTGACATGATTGAGCACCTTCGCATCTCCAATTTCCAAAGCCACAGGCTCTCGGAGATCGATGCGCGCGGAGCCCGAATAATTGCGATAGTCGGTCCCAGCGATGCCGGCAAGAGCGCAATTATTCGAGCGCTGTCATG